AATTACTAGATGAAGCAGGGATTGAGAACACCTTGACTGAGAAGTATGCAGAGCCTGTGCAGTCAGTAGAGGCTACAGAAGAACAGGCATAATCACATGAACATACAGAAAGTCAAATTATCAGAGATCAAGAGCAATCCAAACAATCCTAGGATTATCAAGGATGATAAATTTCACAAGTTAGTCAAGTCTATTCAGGAGTTTCCAAAAATGCTTGAGATCAGGCCTATAGTAGTGAATCAGGATATGATAGTGCTAGGAGGGAACATGAGACTTAAGGCATCAAAGGAAGCAGGACTGAAGGAAGTGTTTATTGTGAAAGCAGATGATCTCACAGAAGATGAGCAAAAGCAGTTCATCATCAAGGATAATGTAGGATATGGAGAATGGGATTGGGACATTCTTGCAAATGAATGGGAAGCAGAACTTCTTGAAGAATGGGGAATGAATGTGCCATCCTGGAACACAAATGAAACAGAAGAGCAGAAAAAAGATCTTACAGAATATGATTTTGAGAATTTTGATAATTCAGGATTTACAACAATAAAAATTGTTTTGGAAGATGAAAAAGCCAAGGAATTGATTGATAGAATTGATTTAATGAAAGGGGACAAAAATTTATCTGAATTTGTTTATGAATACTTCTGTAATTAAAAAAGTTGAAAATTATGACAGCACTAAAAAAATAGTGCCAAGATTGAAGCAAACATCTGTAAAATTGGAAAAAGACACCATGTACACAGATGAAAATGGAAGGCTTCTTTTGATGTACACAAATATTTCATCTTGGCCTGAAGCAAAGGATTTGACTCAGGCATCTTTGTCAACAGATGCAAAAACATCAACAAGAACTTCAGGAGTAAAAACAAAAAGTTCAGTTTTTGGATACATGCCAAGAAATGCATTGAGATACAATTATTGCAGAAAAACAATAAGCACGAAAAATGAATTGAAAAATTGGAATCTTTTAACTGATTTTGCTAAAAAAAAGTTGATGCCATTTTACATAGAAAATTTCTTTATTGATGCAGAGAAAAAAATGCAGGAAAGGATTCTGAATGATTGGAAAATTGATGACACAATTTTTACAACAATAAGCATAAACTTCAATCAGCTAATCAAAACTCATACAGATTCATTCAACACAAAAGGATCATTATCAAATGTGTTGATCTTGAAACAAAATGCAGAAGGAGGAGAATTGTATCTTCCTGAATATGATGCTTATGTCCCTCAAAATCATGGTGATCTAACTGTTTTTAGAGGGGAAGAGATTCTTCATGGTGTTTGTAAATGTGATTTGAAAAATGGATTTAGGGCTTCATTGGTCTTTTATCAATTAGAGCAACTTCAGCACTGTTATCCATATTTGGAAGAATTAAAGACTGCTCAAAATTGGTATGATCAAAGTGCCAAAAAAAGAGTTGAAAAAAGATTGTTAGAAAAAAAATAAACAAAAGTCAACACTATGAAAAAGCCTGATGCATCAATTATTGACAAAGCCATTGTGAAGGCATTTGGTAACCTCTCCTTGGCTTCAAAAGCCTTGGGTGTAGACAGAGTAACACTTTACAAATGGATTGAACAGGAGGGATTAGAAGAGTCTGTAACAGAAGGCAGGAACACTAGGCTTGATTTTGTAGAAAGCAAACTAGATCAGAAGATTGATAGCGGTGATACTACTGCTATAATCTTCTTTCTAAAAACTCAGGGAAAGAACAGAGGTTATGTAGAAAGGCAGGAGATCACAGGTGCTGATGGGAAGAAAGTTTTTGAGGTCAACATTGTAGATGGCTATCAGCAAGATTAAAACAAACAAGGTATTCAGACACCTTGAAGAAAGCACCACAAAGATAGTAGTACAGCAGGGTGGCACTCGATCAGGGAAGACCTATAACATCCTGCTGTGGATCATTTTTTCATACTGCGAAAAGAACACAGGTAAGATAGTCACGATCTGCAGGAAGTCATTCCCTGCTTTGAGGGGGACTGTCATGCGTGACTTTTTCCAAATCATCAAGGATCATGAAATATATTCAGAAAACTTTCACAGCAAAAGCAATAACGAATACAGGCTAAATGGGAATGTAATTGAATTCATCTCTTTGGACATGCCTACAAAAATCAGAGGCAGAAAGAGGGATTTGCTTTTTGCAAATGAGGCCAATGAACTGAACTTTGAAGATTGGCAGCAGCTACTATTCAGAACGAATGAGAAGGTGATCCTAGACTACAATCCATCAGAAGAATTTCATTGGATTTATGATCAGGTGCTGACTAGATCAGATGTAGAATTCCATCAGACTACCTACAAGGATAACCCCTTCCTAGGGGATGTGATCAAGCAGGAGATAGAAAGACTGAAGGAGATAGATGAAAACTATTGGAGGGTCTACGGGCTAGGGGAAAGGGGTCAGAGCAGAAGCCTTGTGTACACCTTCCAAACCTGCAAGCAGATACCAAAGGAAGCAAAGCTAGTCAGCTATGGTCTTGACTTCGGATTCTCCAATGATCCTAGTTCACTTGTGAGAACCTACCTGCTAGGGGATGATATGTATGCTGAAGAACTTCTTTACCGGACAGGCATGACTAACCAAGACATAGCCAATGAATTCAAGGTGCTTGGTCTTGACCGGTCAACAGAGATATTTGCAGATTCAGCAGAGCCTAAAAGCATTGAAGAAATCTACAGGATGGGGTGGAATGTCAAGCCTACCATCAAGGGGTCAATCAACCTAGGGATAGACATCATCAGAAGATACAGGCTTCATGCTACGGAAGGAAGTTTCAACATGATCAAGGAACTCAGGAACTACAAATTCATAGAAGATAAAAATGGGCAGATCACCAATAAGCCTGTGGACAATTTCAATCATGCCCTGGATGCACTAAGATATTCCGTAGTGAATAAGATATCAAACAGCCACCTAGGGAAGTACTCATTCAGATAAATACATCAAACCTTAAAAATATATTTCTAGTCATGTGGGATAAACTTACAGTAGGTCAATTCATCAGCCTCTATGATATCGAGATCAACACAAATCTGAATATCATTGAGAAGCAGCAGAAGATGCTTTCCATAGTGGAGGGCAAAGATGAAGCATACTATGATACTTTCAAGTACAGGGACTTGATCACAGAATATGGGGAGAAACTTTCTTTCTTCAACAACATCCCTGAGACTAAGCCTGTGGACTTCCTGAAGGTGGGTGATAAGCGGTACAAGTTCTGCTATGAATTGAATGAAATCACAGCAGGTCAGTACATTGACATCCTAGCCTTCTCAGGTGAAATCATGCAGATCAATAAGATTGCAGCCTGCTTCTTTCTACCTATGGAGGGGAAGAGATATCAGCCCTATGGGAAGATTCCCCATGATGTAGTAGCAGATGAATTGCTAGATGCTAAGTTCATTGAAGTCTATGGGTGTATGCTTTTTTTTTGTCAATTATTCAGCGAATTAATAAGCAGTACCATAATCTCCTCAGTGATCAATCAGGAACTAGCGGAGAAGGTAGTCCATTTATGGAAAGATGGGGGTGGGTACACAGCACTAAGCAGGTGGCAGACTTCCAAAATATTAGCGTGAATGATGCCTTTGAATTGAAGGTAGTGGAGTACCTGAATACCCTTGCATATTTGAAAGATTATAACAAGCACAAAGATTTAGAATATAAAAAATGGTCGTTGCAAGCCAAGCTAAAGTAGACGCATTAATCAATGTCGGGGGCATATCTCGATCAGGGGTAAACTATGTCAAAGATGTAGATGCCATGCTTGTGAAGAATGTGACTCAGGCTATGGAAAAGCTAGGGGCAAAATTAGCCCTGAAACTTTCAGAGAATGCACCATCAGATACAGGTGCTATGGAAGGTGCTTTCAACTTCCTAGGGGTAAAAGAAACCAAGACAGGATACAGGATTGAAATCAAGGTAGGTGTAGACTATGCAGACTACATAGACAAAGGGGTCAGGGGTATTCAGAACAGAAGAAAAACCTACCCAAATGCTGAAGGTAAATTCTACCAATACAAGACCTACGGAATGCCACCTGAAGCCCTGCAAAAACTACAGGGATGGATGGAAAGAAAGAACATGGAAGTAGAAGCCACAAATCTAAGAATCAAATCAGGTCAAGAAGAAAGCATGGCAGGTAGGCAGATGCTACCACAGATATCTACTTCAGCAAAAAGACTAGCATACTACATCAAGAAATATGGTATTGAAGGCAGGCAGTTCATCAAGAAATCTATTCAAGATGTCACCCCTGATTTTCAGGTAGACCTTCGCACCATTGGATCAGATACACTCATTCTAAAAGTTTCAAAATGATAACCCTTACACAGCCATCAATCAGCATCCTTCCTGCTTTCAATAGGATCAACTATCAGATAGTATCCACCAATGCAGCAGAGATAGGTTTCAAATATGTAGTCAAGGTCTACAATTTAGCAAATGAATTGATCACCACAGCCTACTATGATTCACCTGCTGATGCATCTGATCCTGTGGAATTTGATGTGTCTAAATTCGTTTCTACACAGTTCGAATACACCAAGGGATTCTATGAGACAGCGACATCTTCAAACAGCACAAACATCATCAAGGGCTTCTACCTGAAAGTCTATGAGTACTATCAGGTGGCAGGTGAATTTGTCATAGTCCTAGCATCAGAGGTAGTATCTTCTACCAAATATGCTTTGGCTGCTTCCTTCCCTTTGCTAGAATTGGATGATTGGTATGCAGATGTGAACCTGTACAATGGGGTCAGCAATACTACCTATAAGCCATTGTCAGCATGGGATACTATCAAGGTCAGAGAAACAGATGCACAGGTCTTTGGCTTTGTGAATACAGGACTTATGACAAATGTAGAACTGCTTGTGACCTACACCAATGCCACCACACAAACCTAC